AACGCCCCACCATATATGACAAAAGCGCCTGAAGAATTCGTATTAACAGCTAGAGCCGTCGCCACACCTGTGCCTAAACCCGAAATACCCGTTGAAACAGGAAGCCCCGTGGCGTTGCTTAAAGTCAAAGCCGAAGGTGTACCTAACGCGGGCGTGATCAAAGTGGGCGACGTGGCTAAAACAACCGCGCCTGAACCCGTGGTTGAAGCGGCACTGATTGCGGTTCCATTGCCTTGTAGTATACCTGTAATGCTGGTTGTAAGCGTAATCGCAGGGCTTGAAGTTGGGTTTGCGACTGTACCCGCAAAGCCATTAGCTGATACAACCGAAACCGTTACTACAGTTCCTGTACCGCTAACTGAAGTCCAAGTGGGCGTGCCTGAGCCTTGGCTAGTTAAAACTTGACCCGTAGCCCCCACAGAAGTGAAAGCATGAGAGGTTCCGTTACCATAAACTACTGCACCTGCTGTAGGTGTAGCTGAAGAATTTGTTCCGCCTTGTGCAATAGCCAAAACACCCGTAGTAATTTGTGAAGCTGCTATTGCGATTGAGGTTACTGATACGGTAGTTATCTGACCGTATGCATTAGTTGTAAATATGGGTACTTGAGCTGCGGTTCCATAGGTTCCTGCTGTACCCACGGTAGACATTGAAATTGTGCCTGAGCTAGTAATTGGACCACCTGTGAGCCCTGCTCCTGTACTTATTGAAGTAATTGTACCCGCATTCAACGTATTTGACGTGGCTGCGGTGATACGACCATAAGCATCAACGGTAATGGTCGCTGCCGTGTATTGTTGAGGCGTAATCGCAGTTGTTGCTAAACTCAAAGTCGGATTAGCGCCTGAACCCGTGCCATTTGCTACGTTGATTTGACCGCTTGTGCCCGTAATCGCAACGGGTGATAAAGTTGATGAACTACCTATGGCTAAAAGACCAGTTCCTGTGGTATTTGCCAGCGTTAAGGGTAAACCCGTAAGTGATATTGTAGGATTACCTGAAACACCAGAACCATTTGTGACTGAAAGCCCTGAAGACCCTGACCCAATAGTAACATTGGTCAAAGTACTTGAATTAGTTTTGACTTGAATTCCTGTGCCTGACGAGATTAACGACGCCAATGCAAGCGTAGGGCTGATCGTGAAAGTTCCTTGCGCGCCACCGTCAATAATCGACAAACCCGTACCAACATTAAAATGCCTACTATTCGGAAGCGTTGACTCAGTATTTACCGTAATAAAAGTTTGGATCAAACTGGGACTATTAGTAATAGAAGATACAGTTGTCTGTACGGTCTGCCCATTTTGAACAATCGGCACCAGCTCCGTACCTGTAATGGCGCTGGGAGCTGTCGGTAATTGTGATATTCTTACATCTGCCATATTAAGGACTCAAATTATCTAGGTTACCGTTCAAAGGATTCAGAGCTTTTTCAGGTGCTATGCCCCACTCGCCTGCCGTACTCGGAACTGCTGACTGATTAGCGTTGTTTATAACATTCGGATCAGTCGTTATAGCGTCATTATACTGAGAAATGTCTGCGTCAGGGCGTGGAAATCTGATACTAATCTTCTCAGTCATCCGCATCGGTAAACGATAAGGGTCGCGCTCATCATTGCAGCCGAATTTACACACCCGAAGTCCTGGAATATTGCGGTCAGACTCAATATCATCATACGCGCGCTTGAACTTGCATCGATCGCAAATTGCAATCGACAGTACCGAGTTCCCGCGCGTATTAAGCCACATGCTCATCTTGTATATACCGATATGTTAGGGGCTAGCATGATGGGCGACTTGTCGCGCTCCTCTTGCTCGGCCATGTTCCAGTATTTTTCAGCTTGACCTTCGCAATACGATATACGCTGGAGGTCAACTCCAGGTAATTCTAACGCCATTTCATGCGCAAGCATATTTTGTATAGCCAAATACCAGCGTTGTGGAATTTCAATTGAACCTTGCAGCGAGCCTACATCCTGAATATAACGAGAGCACCACGCGACGACCTGAATTGAATATATCGCGGGTGAAGGCCACAGCGTCATGATTGGCTGCGTTGCAGTGCGGTTTAGCCAATATTGAAGCGGGTAATTGTTTAAAAAGTTTTTGTTAGGAAGATTTACATAATCATCCCTGTTCATGCGCTGCATAGGTATTTCGGTTGCGTTTGAACCGAATACAACTTGAAAAACCCCCATATTAGCACCCGAAGTCTGAAGAATGCGCCAGTAAGGTGCTGTGGCGGATGGGTCTAGGTCATTATAGATCCATGTGTTGTACTTCCAACTGGTAGTCGTGGGTGTCAAAAGCGTCACCCACGTTGAGTTGTCTTGTGAATACTGTATTTGATAATTGACAGTGCCCGTAATCGCGGGGAGGATACCTATAGTACCCATATATACAGGGCTACCCGAGCCGTTATTGATACCGATATAGCCCGTGTTGCTTGTCAACTGACAAATATTAGTGTATTTTCCGTCAAAAGCGTACGACGCATTACCTGAAGAACTATTCGCGCCTGAAGTATTTTGAGTTACTGTGCGATAATTAGCATTCAGCACATCATTCGTACCTAGCGGAAGGTAATATTCGTACTGATCAGGAATAGTTCCGTAAACATTCTTTTGAATACACCAATATTGAATACCGCGATTGGTTAAATTTGAAAGCAAATAATAAAGCGAATCCTTAGCCGACGCAACTTGTTCGTCAGTCAGCTCTTCAGCAAATTTCCCAGCCCGACGCGCACCGTGATCAATCAGTTGTTGAACGGTGATGACGGTAGTGCTGACTGTTCCGCTTGTGCTCATTGAAACCCTTTACCAATTTGGACATTTCCAACGCTTGAGCGAGGCTTTTGCGCGCGGGGCGTCGCCCTTTGCGTTTTTAACCACTCCGCTCATCCTTGCACAAAATGAATCTTTGCGAGAACCGCCTTCGGGCTGTGGAGCCTTGAGGTGGCTACCCGTCTCACGATTGTACTTTTCGCGCCCTTTTGCGGTGAGCCCTGCGCCCTTCTCGGTGGGTCGCTTCTCACCCCGACCAATAGCTAGCGAAACGCCCCCGTCTTTTTTCTTTGCCGTTTTAGCTGATTCACGAAAAGCCTCAGCTGTCGGTGCGCCCTTAGAGCCGACCTTACGCATGTGTTCACCAGAGCCATGTTTGATTCTCTCTTGTTTAGCGTGAATATTATCGTAAAGACCGCCGTCTTTTTTGCCTACTGAGCGTTTCACGCTATAGGCGATAGCCACGGCTTGTTTCTGCGGTTTTCCCGCATGTATTTCAGCTGATACGTTCTTACCGAACGCTTCTTTTGATTTACTTTTGATCAAAGGCATAAGTCACCTATGAAATAGCACTATTGTCAGCACTTATCAGTACACCACCCACATTCACCCCAACATAACTTTGTGTGGTTGTTGAATCAGTAATTTGCCATTGAATATCAGTTCCAGCAGGGTACAAAAATGGAAAATTTCGTTGAATTTCATACTTTAAACTAAATGGGCTTTGAAGCACAACTCGTTTAATCAAAGTGGCTGAAGATGACAGTGAGCTTGGATATTGAGCTACAGCTCTCCAAGTATTGTATTCAACAGAATTACCATTCAATGAAGAATTGCCAGTAAATCTCGTTAAATACAAATTATTGTTTGCAGGCACTGTGTAAACAGCCATCTGAGATGTGCCAATACTTACAGTCGCACCGTTATAAGTGGCAGTATTAATTTGGGCGTAAACAGTAGCTCCAGATACTGTGGCTTGATTGTTTAGCGTAATAACACCAGTTGGATTGGCAGGCGATGTCAATGCAACAGAAATATTATTGATACGCCAATATGAATTAACAGTTGCAACACCAGTGGTTGTTGAGCTACCCAATGTGACTACTTCACTTTGCAAAACGTAATTAGAGTTAAGACCTGTAACTGTAACTAATACGCCTGCATCACCAGCTACGGTACTAGCAAGATACATTACACCTGCTGTAATTGGAAACGCATAATTTGTTGTTGGAGAATTTTCCCATGGTGTGGCAAAAACCCCTACCGTACCACTCATTTGACCATACCCAAAAATGTTAACTTGAGTATGACCCATAATCTGACCACGAGCGACTTGCAAATCGAAAGGCTCATACGCACCCGAGCGCGTTACCGATGCTACTATATTAGCCATAATTAGTCCTAAGTAAAAATAAGGGGATATTTCACCCCTTATTTTAATTAATAATTACACTTACCACCAGCTTTTTTGTGCGTAGACATCTTAGTTGTATGATGCTTAGCATGACCGCCGTGTTTCATCGGGTGAGCTTCCATTTTCTCATGACCATGGTGCTCATGTTTAGAAGCATGTTTGTGCATAGCTTTATGACCGTGCTCATCATGACCGTGAGTGGTGTGATGCATTTTATGCTCATGACTGACATGACCACCATGCTTGTAGGCGTCCAATTTTTTATTGATATCACCTGT